TTTTCACCACCTATCTTTAGTGGATTCTTACCTCCACCACCAAATGGTGCATCGTATGCTCCTGAAGAACTCGCATCTGTTGCTTCATCAATATCAGATTCCTCTTCTTTTAAATTGTGAATTACAGTTATCTTTCTTTTAATTGGTGTTGAACCGAAAGCCGGTTCAAAAGCACCAGCAGAATCCGCACCGGTAGATTCTTTTGTTTCTATTTTTTTTAATTTAGTATAGTAATTTGGGTCTTCCCATAAATGGTCCATAGCAATTTCCTTTGCGGTGGATTTATTGTTGGTGTGTTCCGTTTCAACTTTGGTACCCATACTAAGTTGAGTTTCAAGATGTCTTAACATTTCACCCTTACTACCTTTTTTCGTGTGTTTTAACACTAAATCTCTCAGAGTTTTTTTATCTGACAACCCATTCTTTAATTTATCCATTATCTAACACTTTTTAATGAAGTCTCCCAAAAAGACTTACGTTGCCATAGTGTTTTAAATAACTCAACAACTACTTTAGATGATAGGTCAACTATCCTTTCATCGACAGACCTAGCACCAATTTCTTTTTGAATTATTTTCATAACTATGTTATGAGCTTGAGTTGTCTCCAAGAAATCTTTCATTTCCTTTTTAGCAATCTTTTCAATCTCTTTTATGTCTGAATTTGTAAGTGCCATTATGAACTCATTCTATCTCTAATTAATGGCTCCATAGCCGTAACAAATGTTGGGTAAAACTTAGATATCTTTTCCAACATTTGAATAGTTTCGTTTTCAATCATCAACATATCACTGTTGATATATAAACCAGCCTCTTCACCCGCAATTAATACGAAGTTAATTTCCAAATCGGTGATTGAACCATCCATTCTAACTTGTTTTTCGGAAATTGTGAAACCAGGGTCTAATTCCGCAATTTGTGATACTTGTTGTCTAAAAGAATCGATAATTTGTGTAATCCCATTCTTTTCTTCAGGTTTAAGTTCTATATCTTCTTTGTCAGTCGATACAAGTTTAATCTCAACATCATTAACAACTTCAATATTATCGTACTGTTCTTTATCGACATCAGTATTTACTTCATCTGGATTCGTGTTCGTAACTTCTTCGTTTTCGTTGATTTGTGACTTATTGATATGTCTGGATTCATTTAGATTCCTAATTGTATTCAACATACCTTTTATTTCGTCATATCCTGTATTTTTATTGTTCATGTTTAAAAATTTGTCTAAAATTAAATGATGGGTTTATATCTGTATAAATATTTGAAAAATTAGATTTACACACAACCCCATCAAAGTTTACCGCATTTTCCAAATATCCTTGGGATGGGACGATTTTTTTAGGGATACTATATGATTCACATAAATGAGTGCACAAGTTAGATATAATTGAAATTTGATTTTCATCATACCTATCCCAATAATGATAATTTCTCCAATTTCTTATGAATGGTTCTGACCTATATGGGTCACCTATCCAATTACTCAAAAACCCCGTAATGGTGTTTTTATTTAGCCATCCGAGGTTTTCAATTGCAATTTTGATGAATTGTTTGTCTATTAATGGTTCATCAAATGTGTTAGAATAATAGTTTGTATCGTATAATTGATAAATCGTCCCAAGTTTAGTAACAATAAAATGTGGTATTTCATTGTATTTACCACACTTTCTGTACTTTAATTTGTTGATAAAATCGTCAGTTCTTCTACCAGTATCATAAAGTAAAATTTGACTTTTTTTTGTTTTTCTTCGAACAATATTTAAACTTTTATTATCTAAACCTTCTACGTTGTGTATTTCCAACATTTCTAGTTAATTTTTTTCTAATAACAGAAGAGACTCCGTTGTCTCCCTCTGTTATGTTATTTTCTTCCTCTTCCCCATTCTCCGAACCATAGTTTACTAACGACTCCGTTGGTTGTGGGTACTCTTCCTCTATTATTTTTTTTTTTCGTCATCATCATTTTCTGTGATGATTTCAGTATTATCTTCTAGTTCTATTGGTGTTGGTTCTTCAATTAGTTCAGATGGAACAATTTCAACATCTAACTTACCAAAAAACTCATTTTCTAATTCTTCCAAACTTTCACCCGGTTGATTTAATTCTTCAATAACAACAGGTTGTTCTTCGATTACAACTGGTTGTTCTTCAAATACAGGTGGTGGTACGTTTAATAACCCATCGGTTACAATAACCGGTTCTTCTTCGGCCACAAGTGTCTCCTCAACCACAATCGTCTCTTCTGTGGCAGGTTCTTCAACTACGGGTACTTCCTCCAGAACAGGTTGTTCTTCAACAATTGGTTCTGGTATCTCTTCAATAACTTGTGGTTGTTCTTCAACAATTTCAGTTGGTTCTATTGATGTTTCTTCATCTTTCTGTGAATCTAAAACGTCTTTATAATGGTCAGCAGCGTTTTTTAATGCTTCATTTGGGTTTGGTGGGTTGTTTAGAATTTTCTCAAGAGTCTCCAAATCATTTTCTGATAATCTTATTCTTGAAACTTCACCCACAACATCTTTAGCATCAACTACAGGTATTTCTTCCTCAATTTTTTCTTCTACTGTTTTTTTTTCGGGTTCTTGTGATGTTGCTTTTTTATCTTCTTGTGTGAATTTCACTAACATGTGTAAGAATGAAAGTGAGATTATTGGTAACATACCACCAGCAAAAAATGCTAAGAATCTTTTATGTCCAATATAATCATTTGGGTCAACCCCCATGAATTCAACTAATGGTGAAACTAATTCAACCCAAGATGTGAAAGATTGACTATTAATGTCGATATATGAATATGCAAAGTAAATGTTACCAATGAACTGTATCAAAGTAACAATACCAAATGGGAAATATACTTTTTTACCCATATTTGCAGATATTGCTGCCAATGCTGATAATGCCGCAATTTCAATACCAACAGAAAGGTAAATTGACCAAGTTACCGGGTTTGATATCCCGTACCATTTTGTTACGTGTGAAATAGAAACTAACGCAACCGTAATGATTGGGATTAAAAACGCTAATATTATTATTGTTTTATAATTCTTACTGAACCAATTTTTCATTTAATACTTTTTTCTAACTTATTTATTTCTTCGTCAATTTGTGTTTGACGATTAACATCTAAAATTTTTCTATCTGTTGATTGAATCATTCTTTTTTCGGATTTTAATCCTTCAATTTTTAATCTCAAATCCATTTCTTCTTTAGTGTAGGTTGAGTCTTTGATTGTTTCAATCTCTTTTCTCATTTTAGATAATTCTCTACCATCACCACAACTTTTAAAAAAACCTAAAAGTGCAATGACTAAAACAATAATTGTGAAATTTTTTTCAATAAAGTTTTTCATATATTTTTAATTATAAATAGTTTAATAAACCGTAACTATCATTACGGAGTTTTTTTAATGCCTTATCTCTAAGTTGTCTTATTCTTTCTTTTGTGCAACCAAATTCCTCACCTAAATCCTCGAGATTCATCTCAACACCATTTAGTCCATATGATTTTTCAATTATAACTTTTTCTCTGTCGTCAAGAATAGATAACATGGCAGATACTCTTTTTTTAATTTCATCTGATGTGTTTAATATATCTTCAGGATTATCGGCATCAACATTAATTATTGTATCAAATAATTGGTCACCATCTTCATTTATCTCATCAAAAAGATTTACACAGTATGGTAAAACAATATCACCAATACTATCATCATAGTTAATAAAAAATTGGTCATCTATTGCAACCTGTCCATTTTTTCTTCTTTTTTGATTTTCTTGGATGATGTTTGATGGTAATCTTATTGTTCTAGAATTATCATTAAGTGATGCCATGATAGACTGTTTAATCCACCACACGGCGTAAGAAATGAATTTGTTTCCGCTATCTGGGTCGAATCTTTCCGCTGCACGAATTAAACCGATGTTACCTTCCGATATTAAATCAATTAAGTCCATACCGTTATTTTGGTAGGACTTTGCAACTGTTATGACGAATCTCAAATTACCAAGAACCATCTCATTTAAGAGTTCGGTCTTTTCCTTCTTTGTAATTTCTTTATCTTTGAGTCTTTTAAAAATTTCATCTTGCCTTTCGTGGGTGATGACTTTGATTTTACGGATGTCTTTGATGTAATTCTGTATCTCTTCCGTATTGATTAGTATTGATTTACTCATGAGAAATTGATTTGTGGTTCGTTGGTAAAAATAATGAAAAACTTTTAATTTTTAAAGTCATCCAAAAATTTTTTTTCTTCAGGATTAAGGCTCTCTATTCCATGCTGTTCTATTTTTTCTAGTATAACATCTAAGTCCATTTTGGGCTCATCATCGTCACTTTCCTTGTTCTTATTGTATTCCAACCTAAGTGATGTGTGTTCATCAGAGGGTTTAAAAATAAAATCTTTAACCTGTATAGGTAGATTAGCACTATACATACTTTCTCTCTCGAATAAAAAGTAAAACTTCACATCCTCCATAGAAATGATATTGTGAAGTTCTTCCGAGAGTTCTTTTCTGTTTGATTCCGATTCAAATATAATAATTATACTTTTAGATGAATCTTCAATCACAAACCTAACTTTAGAAATTACGGTACTTGCACCTAAAACATCTAAACAGAAGAATTCAACATCTTCATGGTCTTGGAAATTTGAAAATAAAAACAGTAAGTATGTTTTCATATATTGTTTACTATATCAATAAAGCTAAAATAATTAAAATTGTTCCCCCACCAATTATTTTCTTATTGTTGGATTTGACCTTTTTTATTACCTTATCTTTTTCACCGATAACACCATCTTTTAAGACAACGGTCTGATTGAGATTATCGATGTTTGATGTTAAAATTTTATTAGTTTCAGTCTTGGTTGTGATTAGACTATCTTGAGATGAAACAATTTTTGACAAAACTGTAACAGAATCTCTAGCATCCATTAATTCCAATTTACAAACCTCAAAGTCACTTTTCATCTTTAGTGCGTTCCTTAATTGAGACACAGGAACACATCTAATTGAATCATTTGAACGACTCTGAGAAAAGGTCGGTAATGTCATCATTAGACATACTATTGTAACGAGCAGATTCTTTTTCATATTTTCTTTTTAATTCTTTATTTTTATTTGAGACTTGGGACAACTCATTTTTTAAGTTCTTAATATTATCCATTTGTTTGTTCTCAACAATGGATAATGAGTCAAGTTTTTTATTATTTGCAGTAATGACATTACTTAACGAATCAATTTTTTGATTGTATATGTCAATATTAACGTTACTTTCGGTGTTATTAAAAAATAAAAAGAATATTACCACACCAATTAGTACAACATTTAATATTAAAGAAATTTGATTTTTGTTAATCATTTTTTTATTAAGTTAGGTATTAATAAATATATTTTTTTATGATTTATTTCTAATAATTTCATCGATGATACCGTACTCTAACGCCTCATCTGATGATAACCACAAGTCTCTTGTTGCATCTTTCATAACTTGTTCTCCGGGTTTATTACAGTATTCTCCAAGTAAAGAAAATAATGTTTTATTCAGTTTATCCCATTCTTCCATGTTAATTCTCGCATCCTGAATGTTACCGTGGAAACCACCTGAAGATTGGTGTAACATAGTTCTCGAAAAACGTAATGAACATCTTTTACCTCTTGTTCCTGCACCTAATAATATTGAACCCATTGATGCTGCCATACCTGTATTAACAGTTCTAATGTCGGATTTAATGTAGTCCATTACATCTACCATTGATAAACCAGACTTAACCGAACCTCCCGGACTATCAATGTGCATTGTTATGTCAGTACTATCTATACTATCCAAAAACATTAATTGAGCTTGAACAATTGTGGACATGTTATCATTAACAACACCCGCAACCCAAATAATTCTTTCCATCATCAATCGAGAAAAGACATCCATTACTGTTACGTTCATTTGTCTTTCCTCAAGGATATATGGTGTTAAACTATCCTCAACCTGTTTATTAAAATAATGAAGATTTAAACTGCTAATTCCTTGGTCTTTGGCATATAAACCAAAATCTTTATATTCTTTTGAATTCATGATATTGTTTTTTAAAGTATACGAAAATAATTTGACATTACGAAATTTTAGGGGTGATAAAATCAATTGAACTGATGTTATCATCTTTTTTAACCATAACTAAATTATCAGACCAGTTTCTAATCAATGTGTTATGTGAAATAACAAAAATGTGTTCAAAATAATCTTTAATCTTCTTAAAGAACTCACCAACCATTTCTAAATTCTCATCCGCAATTTTACCAAAAACCTCATCCATTACAACAATGTTTGGTTTTGGTAATGATGATATTTTCGTTAACACACTTCTTAGTGCTAAAGATGAAATTGTCTTTTCATATCCTGAACCAGAGACTAACGGTTTTACCACTCTTGTCTCGGTATCAATCATAATAAATTCAACCTCATTTTTATCGTTAATGTTTAATTCAAGAATGAAATAACAACTATCAACCAATAGACGATATAATTCTTGGTTGATTAATGGAACCATGTTCTTTAAAATCACTTTAGATACACCATTTTTACCAAATACCGTAAGATATACTTTGAAAATAGATTGCGTTTCATTTTCAACTTGAATTTTACGAATTAAGTCTTTATTGGTGTTGATTTTTTCTAATAAAGTTTGATTTTGTGACTTCAATCTTTCAATGTTTGTTGTACATTGTCTGATATATGAATTTGCGGACTCTATTTGTGTTTTAACACTTACTAATTCCGCATCAATTTTTTGGTTTTCCTCAAGTTTTTGTTTGTTGCGGTCATAGTTGTCAAGTTTAAGTTGCAACTTGTCAATTTCCATTTGTTTTTGTTCAACTTCAAGTTCATACTTAGTTTTCTTTAGTTTGTTTTTTTCATATTCATCAAACTCTTTTTTCAAACTTGAGTAGACCTTTTCTTTTTCACTTAATTTGTCATTTTTTTTCCTATTTTCAACCTGCAATGTCTTGATTGATTCAACTGTTTCAATGATACGATTAATTTCTTCAGTGTGGTCGACACTATCTAATGCTCTATTACATGTTGGACATATTTGACCGTCCTGTAGTTGTTTAACCAACCCTTCATTTCTGGTAATCGATTCCGCATTTACCCGACCATCAACCACAAGTGTATTCATAGAATCCTTTAATACTTGATGTTCGTCTTCTAAGTAATCAACCAATTTAACGTTATTTAACGCCTCGTCTTTGAATCTATTTAATTTACCAATATCATTCTTTATTTGGTCAACGTTTATTCGTATCAATTCTTGGTCAACATCGTTGTTTCTTTTAGATAAGAAATCATCACGTTTTGATTCAAGTGTTTTTAGATTTTCTTGATTTTTAGACATCTCCTTGTCTAATCTTCCAATCTCTTCTTCGTTAGATTTAACACCATCATTAAAAGATTCCATTTCAATTTCTAAATCCTTAATATTGTGGTTATTGGAGATTAATTTTTTACTCCATTCACTTTGAATGGTTTTACAAATTTCCTCCTTTTCTTTTAGTATTTCTAATCCCAAAAATTTAGTGAGAATTAATCCCCTTGCGGTTGGTTTGGAATCAATTAACTCTTCTAAATTATAACCCGTAGTTAAAATTGTTGATAAGAAATCATCTTTCGTACCAATGGCTCTATTGATAAACTCTTCAGTTTCTCTACGTTGTTCACCTGTTAGATTTTCAGTAGTACCGTCGGAGTTTATTTTATAAAATTCCAATTTATTGGTAACTGTATAATCACCAGTCTTGGTTTTTTTACGTGTACTTATTCTTTCAATAATATAATCTTCATTATCAATAGATAAATAACCCTTAACCCTTACCTCATCATCATTACTAAAACGATTAAAAATTTCAGAATTGGTTTTAGTTTTAGTGGTCTCATTGAAAAACAAATAAAGTAATAAATCCACAGTTGCGGTTGACTTACCCCCAAAGTTTTTTGGTGTGGACTCAACCACCGTGATTCCGGGTAGTTCGGTGAAATCGATTTCATTATTCTTACCATAAGACAAGAAGTTTGAGAATTCTACTTTTTTGATATACCACTTTGTGTATTTGATTTTATCCCCATTATTTTTAATAAACTCTTCATTTACTTTATTATCGAGGTTGTTTAGTCTTTCAAAAGAAATGTCAATTTTATTTTCTTCAACAAAATCTTTCATCAAGATTTTTTGATATTGTAAATCGGAAATGTTTTCAGAAATATCCAAAGATGCCAACTTAGTGTTGTCTTCATTGGAAATTATTTTTGTGATTATTTGAACATGTTTTGTGTTGTATTTTTTTTGAAAATACGATTTAACACGGTTAATTTTCTCTGAGGTAAAATTCTCATGAGTGTCCTGCCATGTTACTTTGATGTAGGGATTTTTGTATGTGTTCATTTTTTTCTGTGTAGTCTCCATTTGTCGTTTTTTAAGTTGTATGTCTGTACGTGTTCTTTCCTAAATGACATCCATTTTTCAATTTCCTCACTATTATTTGGTTTAAATTCAGTGAAGAGTATTTTTTCTTTATTTTTAATTGTTGCCGGTTTAATTACAATTACTTGTGTGAATTTTTTATTAGTTCGTATAAAAAGATGTTTGTTTTTGTTTGGAAACAATTCACCATCTTTCTTATCGTACCAATATTTTGTTTTCCTAATCGGTATGTTTACTGTTCTGAACTCCTCACCACTAATTAGTGAATAATCATTCTCCCAAAAGTCTCCATACCAACCACCCTTTTCGAGTTCAATCCCAAAAGTGTTATCTTCTACATTAATCAAATCTATTCCCCTTAAATTTTTGTGTGATTCAAAATTAAGGTTAAAAACATCTTTTACAAATTTTTTTGCGAATTCTCTAACTTCAGAATCATCGTAGTACCTTTTAATATACCCCATTTACAATTTTTAATATTAATCATATGCTGATTATTTATTGATTCTACTTTCCTCAAAGAATTCAACAATAGCGTTTATTGCCCAAACTGAGCCAGCGGTGAACATTCCATCAAAAAAAATTGACGGTAACCAGTGTATGTTTAAGTGTGAAGACGTTAACCCACCGATTGTAATTGAAAAGAAAAAACCAACCCACGTTGAGGTACATAACATACAACCGATAAGTCCTGATATGAATTTACCGAGACCTTGGAATGGTGCGTGTTCATAATTACCCCATTTATGAATTGAGTTTCTTAAACTATCGAAAATTGAACCGTAAACAATAATTGTGGTCATACCATATGCCGCAATCATCCAAATAAGAACTTGTGTCATTTTTTTATGTAAAATATAATTAAAAATTTTGATTATTCAAAATCACTCATCATATAATGATGAAAGATTACTATCCCTCATTAGTTTACCCTTTTTACCAAATGATTCTAAGGATGTTGTTATTTTTTCTAACTCGGATTTTAATTTTTGATTTTCTTCCTGTAGTCTTAAAATTTCTTCATTATTGAACACTTCTTTTGTCACTTCAACAATTCTCTCAACCGGCACTTCTTTGATAATTTCTTTAATGATAACCTGAGTATCTCCTTTTATTTCTACGGGTACTTCTTTAATCACTTCAACAATTCTCTCAACCGGTACTTCTTTGATTACCTCAACAATTTTCTCAACAACCTTTTCTACAGGTACTTCTTTAATTATTTCTTTGATAACCTCTTTCTCGACTATTTTTTCGGAAGAAAATCCCATGGGGGTCTCACCATATTTTATAATAGTGAAACCCTTTTGAAATATATCTTGTGCAAATTTTTGTACATCGTGAATTTTATTTAATTCACAATATTTTAAAAATTCGTTATCTAATATTAAGTAATTTTTCTGATTCATTTTCTATATCGGATATGTCTGAAATTGAAAAGTGTAAAAATGGTTGTTCATTTTCAATATCAAAAGTTTGATATTCATTTGTTTCAACATCATATATTCCATATCCATGGTGATTCACGGTTTCACCGAAATTTTGTTGTATAAGTGAACCAATCATGATTGCCTTACCATTATTTGGTAACGAAAACATTTGTCTCTTATGGATGTCTCCACATAGTAATAAATCTAACCCAACAAAATTCAAGGGTGAATATGCGTTTTCAAATTCAAACCCTAAGTCGGTTGATAATCCCTGTATTGGACCATGGAATAACCCAACGTGTAATTTATTATCTTCCCTTACAAATTCAGGTCTCTGATTATGTTGGTAAAGTGAATATACCACCCAATTTACATTTTCGTCTTCATATACACCACTATCCCTAAAATATACGAGATTATTGTTGTCAAGTAATTCAACTATGGGTGTTATACTATCTAAACGATTGGTGTTATTTTCCAAAAAATCGTGGTTACCCGGAATGATTATAACTTTACCTATTTTTTCAAACAATTGAGTTATAAACCAAGAGGTTAACATCATTTGCTCATTTGAAATGTTAATTTTTTGGTGTGCAATATCACCAGTAATCACCACCCTAACCTCATCGTAATTGTAAGATGATGTTTGTTCTTTTAGATTCTCAACGAGTAACCTAAATTGTCTTCTATACATATCATGCAACTGAAACGTTCTAATATGTAAATCCGAAATATGTACTATTTTTTTTATCATTTCAAATATTGTTTAACATTCATTTGTAATATTGAATTTGTCACATCCGACGGTACTTTATACTCGGTAAACGAACCATTATCTTTTAAGTGTGTGATTACACAACCCAACAGTTTGGTGTTATCGAACTTAGTTCCTTGTAACATCTTTAATAACAACTTACCGTATAAAGGTAACTGAATAAAGTAATGAGTCAAAGCGGTATCAAAATAATTTTCAAAAGGATGTAACATTTTAGATGTGTATGGTTGTATTTGAAAGTTTTTTTCCTGATTCGTCTTCCAATCTGTAACCACAATACCAAAATTATCCTTTTGTTTGTTCATCATTAACCAACATTTGTCGGGTTGTCCAACATACCCCAATTCAGGGTCACCCAAAACCATTTCAGTATCTAATAACACCGCACCTCTTTCGTGCATTAATTCAAGAAATTCCTTTCCCGCCTCAATCATTTGATTACTTCTTTTTATTTGAGTATCATCACACTCGAAAATAGGTTGTCTAACCTCTTTATATTTACCATATTGGTCAACTAAATTAGATTCTAACACATAGTGAACTCGACTACCTAAGTTTGTTGAGTAATCACCCGCCTTTTTCCATTTTTCAAGTAATAATTTAGTTTCTTCTTCATCCCCATCAGTCATCTGATGAGCCTTAGATTCGGCATCAAACGGAACATAAAATTTTTTAATTACTTTTGAAACTGAGGGAAAATCGTTACGATATTTTCCATCAACATCTCTCATGAAGTAAATGTGTTCATCCTCAAAGAACGTTAGTTCGAGTTCTTTTTTTCTTGTTTCAAGAGTTTCTCTTATTTCTTCAGCAATTTCTGTTAAATTCATTTAGTCTAATTTATATTCTTTGTATTCTGTTAAATCACCACATAAATCCGCAATATCTTTATCTTTAGGTAATTTAACAACATTAATTTTCCCCATCAATTTACCACAATTCATTCTATGGTAAAGATTTTCCGCATCATCCCAAGCGTCTCCATCTAATACAATTGTTACTTCACATTTCAAATCATATATTTTATTGAAAAGGAGGTCACTTATGTATTTTCCTAACATTGGTATTGAATTATCCAAAAAAATGGAATCAAAAACACCCTCAACCAGATAAATTTTCTTAGTCCAATCGATTAGACTTTCATTAAAAATTATCATTTCTTTTTGAATATCAGGATTTTTATATTTCATTTTTGGTTTTGATAAATAAGAACGAGCAACAAAATAGTTTATCTTTCTTCTCTCGTCATATGAGGGAACAATGACTCTATTTGCGTATGCTCCATCGTATGCAAAACCTATATTATATTTTCTAATAATTTTGTCAGTTACGTTTCTATTCTTTAGATATGACATAACTTGTCTGTAGTGATGTGTCATTTTAAAACCATCACTAACAAGATTTAGTGGTACAAATTCTTTTGGGAGTTCAACCTCTTTTTTTGGTTTTATTACGAATTCAGCCTCATCGGGTTTTAATAACTCAAATCTTTTAAGGTGTTTTTCATTTCCATATTTTTTTATGAGTTTGTAAATTGAACCTTGAGTGTTGTATGTTTCAGCACATGACCAACACTTAAAAACAAATTTTTTATAATTTATTTCTAAATTACCCTTACCGTCACCGTGGTCTAAACCTTTGATTTCATGGGAACAAACGGGACAATCAAACGCAATTTGACCTTTATAATCATTGTGCATTCGAGTGTCACCAAAAATATCTTCCAGAATTTCAATAATCGGTTTATACTCAAGTGAGACGGTTGCCATATGTAAAGTATAAGAAAAAAAAGAATAAAAACCAAACCAGCACAAAAAAAGGTGGGGGTTACACCAAAACCACCCACCTTATATCAAAATACTAATGCTATTTTGATATCTTATTTTATATTAACTTAAACTTCTTTCAAAAGATAAGAAAGAAAATTGAAAAAACAAAATCAATAATTTAAAATTGCATTGGAAATTGACATTGTCATCTTAATTTCTGCCAAATCATCGTTACTGTAATCTAAATTACCAAAGTCTACTGAGGTAATTCTTCCCCATATTGACCAATCTGAAACTACAGTACCTACCGGGTCTAACATTTGAAGTTTAACAACAATTGGACTATAGATTTCATCAGAATTAATTAATTCAAATATTCTTCTTGATGATGATGGTTCTATTGCATCAATTAAATTAAATTCAATATCATCCCATGAATGAGCATTACCATTTCTATTAAATGATAAACTTGGTCTTCTAGTACTTCTAATGAAGTATGGGGAGATATTAAAAGATTCGGGGAAAATGACAAAGAACCTATTCACTCTCATGGGTTCATATGCCAGGTTAGTGGGTAAAACCTGTCTGTTTGTAGGTTGTTCTATTTGGGATTCGTCTTTATATCCTCGTATAAATTTAAAATCGCTCATTATTCTTTAATACCCAAATTTTGCATATTAACATAACCAATAACCGCAGCTGCGGCATCGCTCATATCATAATTCTCTTTCATTAATTTTCCTGTTTTACCATATAACCACTTAACTTCAGGACAAACTGAATTTACATTTTCCCATATGATATGTTTTTTGTCGATATCTTTTGGTAATCCCCCAAATAAGACATTTTTACCTTTATCGTTCTTACCAACTAAACTAGGAAATGCATATTTTCTTGCATTGTATGTACTAATAAAAGTTGGGACGATTCCCAAGATTTCATAACAAGATTTTAAAATCATCGTGTTATAACGGAGTAGTGTACCAACAGTATAAATGTTATTTGAATTCAATAGAGGTTCTTCGATTACCACTTTTGTGATTCCGATGTCTTTATAATCCTCTAAATGTTTTTTGAATGCTTGAGCCTTTAATAACAACTCCTCAATTTTTTCTTCGGGTTGAGGTTTTATTTTAGGTGAAAAATGGGTCAATTCTAATAGTTTTGATGAATTTACATCAAACAAAGCCCATCCTATTGTTTTTGTTGATATATCTAAACCTAAAATTTTAGGCGCGTTTTTAAATTTTGTACTCATATAAAAATATATAAGACATATTTTGTAAAATGTAAATGATTTAAAAATCTATTTTTAATGCGAAGACTTGTGTTCCACTTCTTTTGATTGGATTCGCGGTTTTACCGATAACAAGAACTTCTTTGTTTTCATTCAATAAAGCAACCTCAGTGACTCTTTTATCTTGTCCTGTAGTATATGTTGGATTTTGACTAACATTGAATTGACTTGCTGGTAGATTTATTAAGAAATTCATTTTCTCAATGTCGGTTGCTCTAACCAATTTAACACTACCGGGGAATGGTTGTTCATCACCAAATTGAGGGTCGGTAGACGGTTCGTTAGGTATTTCACCAATGAACGTTTCCAAATCAAAAATAGACGTATCATTTTCAAACATGTCAAATGTTATTTGGAATGAATAATCTACTAAATTTGATGGATTGATAGTATTACCAACAGTGTGATTTGGTATGTAAGAAGTCATATCCAAAAGTTTCCATTGATTAGGTGATGGTAAATCACCAAAATCGGTTACTTGTATTAATAATTGGAATTGATTTGCAATGAATCCATTCGCAAAATTACAAGTTGTACCTGTGGTCATTTTTGAAAAATAACCATCATTAAATTTAACAAATAATTGAGAAGGAATTTGATAATATGTACTACCTATTGTGGTTTCAATTTTTGTATAATAATTACACGGTAATCCATTTAATTGGGTATCACCGGTATAATTTAACATATAAGTTACCCACGTAGTTTGTTGTGTTGACCCCGAATAGAATGATTGAGCCGCTGGTAAATCGCTTGGGATAAGATTTAATTTAGGTGCAGGTAAAGTGTATTTTCTATTCGATTTATAGTCCATAACAGCAACCAATTCTTGGTCATCAATTACCACTACTTTATTATTTACGAAAATTTTACCAACTTTTGCGTTCGTTTCATCAAGTAGATATCTAAATTTTATTTTTTGATATGCGTTTTTACTTGAGCTTACATAATAATCTGTGGTGTCCATTGTCAGTAAAACACCTATTGTTGTACCAGTATTTCTATGATATTGTACAAACGGTATGTAAACTTCAAAATATTCTAAATCGGTAATCGTGTTACCAACCGAATCTTCTAATAACGCACTTGCTTCAACATTATTAGTACTGATGTAATCGTCGTATTTAAAGAATCTTTCTGGGTCATTTTTTAAATCCCCTAATTCAGAATAGTGAATAACCGCAATACATCTTTGTTCTTCAGGTTTTACCTCAACTTGTTCATTATATGAGTTATAATATGAGGTTGGGTAACTTATCGTACCACCTGTGGTATTAGTAAATGTTTGACCACTTGATGTGGTATAACCTAAATATTGTTTTGTTGATACGTGTTTATTTGATGTAAAACCTGTTAAATTTTCATCCAAACCATTAACATCAAAACCTATTGGTTTCATATCCCAAACCACATTCATTGTCCACGGATTGAGTTGTTGTGATGGGTCAATTTCTGATGGTCTACAATTCGGATTAAATTCTACTTCAACCGGATATTCATTTTCACAAGAATTACATATAACTTGTGCTGGACCACTACAACCTGAAAAATTAGGTGTAAACCTATCTAAATAAAGAGTGTTTCCTGTAACACCAGTTATTCTATAAATTAAACTATTTGTTTCTCCTGTAATAACAGGGTGATTAGGGTCTGTACCGCAAAAACCACCGAACACTATCGTAATAAATTCACAGTCATTAAAACTTGCACCTGTCGGTACTATTACTGTGTTTGTTCCCGTTAATCCCGATAAAGATATTTGTTGAGTTTCACACTCAATACTTGTACCCGTACAATCATCACTATCATATTCCACATATTGACTAACAAACCCAGCAGGACCCATTATATTTCTTAATGTATCTGTAGTTGATGATTCAACAGGTATTCCATAAACAGTTGAATTAGATGAACTATCTAATTTGTATGGATATTTTATACCTCCCTCTTTATCTAAAGGTGCAAATACCGATTGAAAAGGTATTGAATTTAAACCAGTTAAATTATCAAATGGTGATGTATAATCAAATTCGGAATCTCCAATTTGAAAATAGGAAACGTTAAAACTTCCTTTTGCAATAGAATTTCTACCCTTTTGGGTGATTCTTACAGATAAAAATTCCGAATTATTATTACTTAAAAAACTCATGGTTCTATTATAAATACTTTATTATGTATTATCAACTTATAACTTATAAAAATTGTGTAACTTCCGTTATATACTATGTTATATATTTTATTAAATTGGTATATATGTTTGTGTTCCACCACCACCACTGTTTTGTGTTAAACTAAGTGATGAAACTTGTGTACTTGTTTGGTCAATACATTCCAAATGAGATAATGAGATATTATCAAAATTCCACATAAACGCAGTTCCACTTGCAGTTGTAATAGTGTTTTGTACAACACCGTTATTATATATAGTTAGAGCGTTTGGTGGTGTTAATACCGTTGATGGGAAATATATTGGATTATCAATATTTGTACTCAATGGATGGAGTGATGTTGTGTTACCCATTAAACTACCTTGAGCAATGTAGAATTTAGAATCATTTAATGAATTATAATCTCCAATATGTGGATAAGTATCAGGTTGTTCGTATGATTTTAACTGAAGTTGTACCCCATTCCAATATGCCAATGTACTACCAGACGCTGAACTCACAACTAATGAATTGTCGTGGGTTATTACGATGTTTGAAAATCTATCAGTATTTAATGTCGTACCAAAATTACTAATATCCCACATTTTTGATGCAACAATACCAGTTATCGTGGCGTTTGTGTCAGAATTAATAGACCATGTCCATTTCGCGGTTCTACCCATATCATCTAACATCCAAACAACTAAATCATTTGTTAATGTTACACCTGATGTATATTCAACCGCAATTGTTAAATTCGTTAGTGACGTATCAGGATATGAGCCAATTACGTCAGGTACACATATAGAAACTAAATTTGAAACAAATGTGTCGTTTGTTGGTAATGAAGTGTATTCAAATTGAGGTAATCCCCATACTGAATATGACCAATTCACTGTTGTATAGTCAAGTACGTTTGTTCCAACTTCTGTTGATAAACTACTTGATGTTGAAAGGAAGTTATCTCCCCCACCTTGGTTAACACTAGGTGGTGCCCAACTATTTGGTTGGTAATAATACTCATTTATTATTGGTGTATTAGATGGTGATGGTTGTGGTGTACTAGTTGGTGATGGTTGTGGTGTACTAGTTGGTGTAACAGAATTGGTAACACTTGGAGTTACTGATGGTGTGACACTTGGAGTCACCGATAGTGTAACAGAACTAGTTGGTGTGATAGACAAAGTGACTGTTGGTGTAACTGATGGTGATGCACCAATACTTGATGATGGTGTGGGGGTCGGTGTTATTGATGGTGTGGGGGTCGGGCTGGATTGAGTATTATCACAACAATCATCTAAGTTTACTCTAAATGTTTGTTCACAACAACCCTCACAATCGATTTTAATGTAAATTTCTAAAAGTGTAGCATCAATACCCGTTAAATCACAAAATTCACCATAAGTCATACCACTACAGGATGTTGTACCTGTAATTGTATTGGAAGTTAATCCTGTATAAACAGTACAATTTGTATATTCAGAATCCGAATTGAAAGATATTTTTACACCTTTAGGTGTTACCGTATCATTTACACATGGACCTCCTGTAGTTGAGGATGGTGTTGGTGTAACAGAGATTGTTGTTGTAACCGATGGTGTAACAGATGGTGACACACCTAAACTACTACTTGGCGTAACAGATGGCGTAGCACTTGGAGTTTCACTCGGTGTAACAGATGGAGTTAATGAACTAGTTGGTGTAACCGATGGTGTGACACTTGATGTTGGAGTTGGAGTTTCGCTTGGTGTAACCGAAGGTGATGCACCTAAACTACTACTTGGAGTAACAGATGGTGTAACACTTGGAGTTTCGCTTGGTGTTAATGATGGTGTTACACTTGGTGTTGAAGTTGGAGTTTCGCTCGGTGTAACCGAAGATGTTGGTGTAACAGATGGTGTTTCGCTCGGAGTAACCGAAGGTGATGCACCTAAACTACTACTTGGGGTAACAGATGGTGTAACACTTGGAGTTTCGCTCGGTGTAACCGAAGATGTTGGTGTAACAGATGGAGTAACCGATGGAGTTGGTGTTGGTGGTAATGTTGGGATTGGTTCGCCACAATCTTCTTGACTACAACATGGACTTTCGGTACAGGTTGCACCTAATGCTCCACCAGTTGCTGGTGACCAAGGAAAAGTATAGGATTCATATAGTTCATCGTTGTTCCAAAAATATGCTCTAACTAATTGACAATCAAATGTACAAATTGATAATGTTGATGGTGAACTATGAACAATTGTGGTAAATTCATTATTACAGTTATAAAACTCATAAAATGCTTGATTATTAGGATTTACTGAGTTTCCTGTTGCATATGCTGGTAAATCAGAATCTATAAGAAGACAAGTACAATTACATGGACTGACTGATGGTGTTGGTGTTAATGATGGAGTCTCAGTGACACTTGGAGTAACTGAGGATGTTGGTGTAACTGACGGAAAATCATTAGGTTGAGTACTTGACGGTGTCGGTGTACTAGTTGGTGCCGGTGTGGTTGAACTAGTTGGGGTTAATGATGGTGTCGGTGTACTAGTTGGGGTCGGTGTAACCGATGGTGGTGGTGTTATATCACAATCACCGTCCGTCGTACATGATGTGTTGTTGTCAACCCAAAAACTATTACTTGCACCGACTTGAATATCAATAACAAAATAATACTGTCCGATTGGGGGTATTTGGTCATCATTTAAACATAATGAGTAATCACCCGCAGTTGTTGTTGAACCCGTTATTTCGGTAGTTAATACTCCACATGGTGTATATGGAAAAAAGACTTTACCATCTAATGATGGGTCGGTATTTCCGGTTGCACTATCTAAATCAGATTGTGAAACTGTAAAAGTCCAACAACCACAGTTATCATCGGGTGTTGGAGATGGGGTTGGTGTTGGAGTTAGTGATGCCGGTGGTGGAGTCGTTGTGGGTGTGGGGGTTGGACTTGGACATGACGGACATTCTCCGTTTGAACAATCGGGTATTGATACCCATATGGTAATATCGTCAACTATTTGAGTTGATGGGCCATTTAAAGTTGCTGTATAACAACCAGTTGACCCTAAATAAGTTTGACCAACAGTGTAATCATTACCACTTTGACCACTATAAATAACACCACCAATATCACAACAATTATAAAAATTCTTTGTTTTAGGTGCACTACTTGGAGTCGGTGTCATTGTAGGTATTGGGGTTGGACTTGGACATGGTTCTACACATTCTTCACAAGTTGTACCATCAATACTAGATGGTGTTAGTGTTCCTGCAATCCCTGTAATTCCTGAATAAAAATTACCGGTAAACGCCCAACATTCACCATTATGTGTGATAATCGCTCCCGACGCAAAACTTCCAACATCACTATTAGCAATGGCGAAATGTAAAATTTGAGAACCATCACAACAACTTTGAAATTCCCAAGCGTTTTCATCCGAACTACAAGTTGAACAATCCACATATGGTCCGAAATCAGGTGTACCGGCAGGACCAGTTCCTGTTGATGATGTCATTTCCCAACATGTGGCACCATTTGTAAAAGAAAAAAGAACGTCACCAGCGGAGTAAACCGATGGATTTATGTCAAATTCTGCAGTAACAGATGGGTCTAAGCATTGTTGAAAAATATATATCGCCATTTATTTATATCTATAATTTTAAATTATTTTTACCACATTGACACCAAATACACATGGGAAATAACAGTCATCACATCTCAGGTCAACCAATGATAATTGGTATCCACCTTGTAATTTTGGGGATGAACTTGGTGTTGGGTTTATGTGTCCATCACAATGCTCAACAAACACAAAAATTTGTGGAATCGTATCTAAAACACTCACATTAAATGTGTATGTGGTGGTGATTGGTATTAAACTCGCTGAACCATTTATATAATCAGCATCATCAATATTATGGGTAAGACCTGTGTAGATATAATAACCTTCACATGGTGTTTTACCTGAAAAATTAGATATTGTAACTTGATACTGATTTATTGATGGCATATATCATAAATATGAAAAATCTTATTTATTGTAAACTATTTTTAACATGGGTCAGCACCAACTGTACCATATTGTATTGGTGAACCAGTACTCACATCATAAATTTCCCCCCCTAATGAAAAGAAACCTGTGACAACCACATTGTGGACTAATACAAGGTGATGTACATTCTTGTATTGTCCATGTTTTATATGAAATTGATGGTGTTGGGGTTGGAGTTAGAGTTTTTGTTGGAGTTGGAGTTGGTGTTGGTGTTGGACTTGAGGTTGGTGATGAAATTGAACCACAAATTTCATAAAGCGCGTTATCATTTATACCATAAATTGTGTTAGTTGGAACATATAAAGGTTGAGAAATACCATCACCAATAATTTCGGTAAATACTCCTGTTGTTGGGTCTAAAACACCTAAGAATCCGTCCGATGGTGATGAATATCTACTAATATAAAGTTTACCATTATCAGGATTATAAATCATTGACCTTAAAATAGTCGTATTCCAAGCAGCACCCGATATTGAATTTAAAATAAGTGTATTATTTGTTGCAACATCTATTTTATAAACCGTCGAAGCACTAACTAAATAAATAATGTTATTTGTTTCATCTAACGCAATTAAATTTGCGGATGTTATTGGTAATGTGGTTCCTTCTAATGTTATTGTATTTCCAGAACATGTATATATTCTACCGCCTTGGGCGAAATATAATTTATTATTGTTTGGATTATATACTGTTGCATGACCACTTGCCAGTGTTATTCCTGTAATTTGATTTGTAAAAGTATCTGTTGACCCATCGATAACACTTATTTGTGATATTGAAAAGTTACCAGCATTATTACTAAACGCATAAATTTTATTTAAAACAGAATTATATTCAATTTTCCCAAATCCCGTTGTTAATCCTGAAATTGATATTGATGATGTGGTATTAGTATTTAAATCTCTTATAAACATTCTAACAGGAACTGACCCTTCCCAACTGTATAATTTGTTATTGGTTGAGTTGTAACCTAATAAATAACTAGCTCCTGACCATGTAAATTCATTTGTCAATGTTGTTGAATTTGGGGCAAAAGATTGGACGGTATTTGTTGAATTTAAAACATACGCCTTGTTATTTGATGATGAATAAATCATACCTTGTCTACCGACAGCGGTATATACATTTGTTGCCGCAAGTGTGTTCCTAATTGAATCACTACATCCAAGTGAAGGTGTTGGTGTTAACGTTGGGGTTGGTGTTGGTGTTGACGATACAATTAATGATGATGTAGGAGTTGGGGTAACACTAGATGTTGGGGTTGGTGATAAACATAATGTCTCCACATCAAAACATATAGTATCATAACATGAGAATGCCTTACTATCGTGAGAATAAATATTTTTAATAATATACCTTCCAGTGGTCTCATCAGTCATTTTAATCCAATATTGTGTATCGAATGTTAATCCTGAGATTGTTATACTAGCATCTGTTAGTCCACTACCATAAAAAGTAAATGTAGAATCAATTGTCTCAGGATATGGGTAATCACCGGACTTATATCTTATGGAATAACTACCATCTGATATTATATTATATAATTTTACATTTAATCCCATTCTTTTCTATATTATTTTTTATAAATAGTTTAATCTTAATTGTTTATTAAATACAGTCACCATCTAACGTACAAGGATTACCTGTTACTTGATATGATGAAGTTGTCGCAATTTGTGCTGTATCATTTTGGAAAATAAATAGTGATGCTCCTTGGAAATCCTCTATTGAGTATATACAAATACTGAAAGTACCTGCAGTATCAAATACTCTTATGTCTGAAGGATATATACCATCACTACATTCATAAACCGTAAGAACAACTTTACCATCAGGACTATTAACGATGTGACCATTTATTGTACCGTCTTGGGTATTACCATTTGCGTTATTCAAATCTTGTTGTGTTATTGTTACGTTCACACACTGACACGGTAGTTCTTGTGGGTTATATTCGGGACATGGCACACAATCAACACATGAAACTCCTGTTGGTGTACAAAACCCTCCTGGGTTATCAATCATCTCGTCGACACATAATGTATCTGTTTGTCCCGGTGCGAAGAGTTTTTCTGTTGTTTGTCCACTACAATTTACATATACTATGTTTACTGGTTCATATGATGGACCGCAATTGTAACACTGAACCGCAATTGTTGATGGACTTGGTGTTGGTGTAACGGTTCGAGTGACTGAAGGTGTTCGAGTAACACTCGGTGTAACTGATGGTTCGGCACTGCTCGATGATGGAGTAGATGATGGGGTTCTTGTTGGTGTTGGTGTTCTTGTTGGTGTTGGTGTTGGAGTCACTGAAGGACATGGGTATAATTCTTGGCACTGTACGCATGTTGTGAAAGGTCCATATGCAGGTGTACCTCCATTTTCTGAACCCACTTGAACATATGATTGAACAGTATAACAACAACCATTTAATGTAATTATATCACCAACTAATGAGTTAGGGTCAAATCCGGCTTCACATCCAAATTGTATTTCATATTCACCTATTAACCCACAACAAGCGTTACATGGGTTTAACACATATACATGAGATAAACAAGGATTAGTTGTTGTACATGTTGCACAGTTATCGGGACTAAATAATGATGAATCGTAATATCCATCAACACCATTAAAATAAGGTGTACTTGGTGTAGATTGGTATCCTTCAATAAAATAACAACAACCACCTATAACAATCGTATACCCTTGTCTTGATGTTGCTTGTAACCACGCTAAAGACGTGGTAACACTCAATGACACTGAATTTGATGTTAATCCACCTCCATCACAACATGGTAAAAGGTAAACATAACCAATTGCCATTGATGGGGAAGGTGTTGGTGTAACTGATGGGGTTACACTTGGTATAACTGATGATGATGATGGTGTTCTTGAAGGTGTAACAGAAGGTGTTCTTGAAGGTGTAACGCTTGATGTTACGGAACTTGTAGGTGCCGGTGTAGTTGAACTAGATGGTGTTACACTTGGACTTAATGATGGAGTTACACTTGGTGTAACGGAACTAGTTGGTGCTGGTGTTAATGAACTTGATGGTGTAACACTTGGTGTAACTGAACTTGTAGGTACTGGTGTTAATGAACTAGTTGGTGTAACACTTGGTGTTAATGATGGTGTAACGGAACTTGTAGGTACTGGTGTTAATGAACTTGATGGTGTAACTGATGGGGTTCTACTTGGTGTGACACTAGGAGTTACGGAACTAGTGGGACTTAATGATGGTGTAACACTTGGTGTAACACTCGGAGTTAATGAACTAGTTGGTGTAACACTTGGTGTAACGGAACTTGTAGGTGCCGGTGTGGTTGAACTAGTCGGTGTAACACTCGGACTTAATGATGGTGTAACACTCGGAGTTAATGAACTAGTTGGTGTAACAGAAGGTGTTAATGAAGGTGTGATGCTCGGTGTAACAGATGATGTTGGTGTAACAGAAGGTGTTCTACTTGGTGTAACACTCGGAGTTAATGAACTAGTTGGTGTAACAGAAGGTGTTAATGAAGGTGTGATGCTCGGTGTAACAGATGATGTTGGTGTAACAGAAGGTGTTCTACTTGGTGGATGCAGTTACAGATGGTGTAACACTTGGTGTAACTGATGGTGTAACGGAACTAGTAGGTACTGGTGTTAATGAACTAGTTGGCGTTAATGATGGTGTAACACTTGGTGTTACGCTAGATGTAACTGATGGTGTAACGGAACTTGTTGGTGTAACACTTGGACTTAATGATGGTGTAACTGATGGTGTAACGGAACTAGTAGGTACTGGTGTTAATGAACTAGTTGGCGTTAATGATGGTGTAACTGAGGGTGTAACTGAAGGTGTAACAGATGATGTTGGTGTAACACTTGGTGTTACGGAACTTGTAGATGCGGGCGTAGTTGAACTTGTTGGTGTTAATGATGGTGTAACTGAACTTGTTGGTGTAACACTTGGACTTAATGATGGTGTAACTGATGGTGTAACACTCGGTGTGACAGAACTAGTTGGGGTTACTGATGGTGTTATCGATGGAGTTACTGATGATGTAACTGAACTAGTTGGTGTAACAGATGGGGTTAATGAACTAGTCGGTGCTGGTGTGGTTGAACTAGTCGGTGTTAGTGACGGTGTAACGCTAGATGTGACACTCGGAGTTAATGAACTAGATGGTGTTACACTAGGACTTAATGACGGAGTTACAGATGGAGTTACAGAACTTGTTGGTGTAACTGATGGGGTTTCTCCCGGTGTTAATGATGGTGTAACACTTGGACTTAATGATGGTGTAACTGAAGGTGTGACACTAGCAGTTAATGATGGTGTTACACTTGGTGTAACGGAACTAGTTGGTGTAACCGAAGGACTTAATGTTGATGTGACACTTGGTGTTATAGAAGGAGTAACTGAACTTGTTGTTGATGGTGTTACAGATGATGTGACACTTGGTGTAACTGAAGGTGTGACTGAACTTGTTGGCGTAACTGAAGGTGTTTCTCCCGGTGTTAATGATGGTGTTTCACTTGGTGTAACTGATGGTGTAACACTTGGACTTAACGATGGCGTAACTGAAGGTGTAACAGATGGAGTTAATGAACTAGTTGGTGTAACTGATGGAGTTAATGATGCAGTTACAGATGGTGTAACAGATGGAGTTAATGAACTAGTTGGTGTGATGGATGGTGTAACACTTGCAGTTACCGATGGAGTTTCGCTCGGTGTAACAGATGGTGTAACAGATGGTGTTTCTCCCGGTGTTAATGATGGTGTAACAGATGGACTTAATGATGGTGTGACACTTGGAGTTTCACTTGGTGTAACAGATGGAGTTAATGATGCAGTTACAGATGGCGTAACTGAAGGTGTTTCTCCCGGTGTTAATGATGGTGTTTCACTTGGTGTAACTGATGATGTAACTGAAGGTGTAACAGATGGAGTTAATGATGCAGTTACAGATGGTGTAACTGAAGGGGTTAATGAACTAGTTGGTGTAACTGATGGTGTGATACTCGGAGTTACAGAACTTGTAGGTACCGGTGTAGTTGAACTAGTCGGTGTAACTGATGGTGTTTCGCTCGGTGTAACAGATGGGGAAACAGAACTAGTTGGTGTAACAGATGGAGTTTCGCTCGGTGTAACACTTGGAGTTTCGCTCGGTGTAACACTTGGCGTAACACTTGCGGTTACTGATGGTGTTTCTCCCGGTGTTACTGATGGTGTTTCTCCCGGTGTTAATGATGGTGTGACACTTGGTGTTAATGATGGTGTGACACTTGGTGTTAATGATGGTGTGACACTTGGTGTAACAGATGGAGTTAATGATGGAGTTTCGCTCGGTGTAACACTTGGAGTTTCGCTTGGTGTAACAGATGGAGTTAATGATGGAGTTTCGCTCGGTGTAACACTTGGAGTTTCGCTCGGTGTAACAGATGGAGTTAATGTTCTAGTGGGTGTGGCTGTTGGTGTTACACTCGGACACAAACAACTTGGTTGATTACAAATATCCTCCACAACTTGACCTTGTGATACTATGTACGCATCAGGACTATTTAAACTTACTTGGTCAATATAGTAACAATTTTCTTCAAAAATAAATCCACCGTCTTGAACAATATTAACACCAGATGCAACCGCAACTGTTATTTGGTCAGAACCATCACAACAATTAATAAATAAAAAATTATTGTAAACAGTTGACGGTGTTGGTGTAACTGAACTAGTCGGTGTAACAGTAGGACTTAATGACGGAGTTACAGATGGTGTTTCTCCCGGTGTTAATGATGGTGTTTCACTTGGTGTAACAGATGGTGTAACGGAACTAGTTGGTGTAACAGATGGTGTTTCTCCCGGTGTTAATGATGGTGTAACAGATGGTGTAACGGAACTAGTTGGTGTAACAGATGGTGTTTCTCCCGGTGTTAATGATGGTGTAACAGATGGGGAAACAGATGGTATTAACGAAACAGAAACACTAGGTGTAGTTGTTATCGATGGTGTTATACTTGGGGTTACCGAACTAGTTGGTGTGGTTGTTGGTGTGGTTGTTGGTGTGGTACCAGGTGTTATAGTATCAACAACAAAGTTGAATACATTATTACAAGTACCTGTACTTTGTATTGTTCCACCCGTTATTGGTGCACATATGGTTGTTGTATATCCCGTTAATAATTGACTTAACGTTATACCAGTATTAATTAATATTGTTGACCCACCTGAAGTTGTTCCTGATAAGTCAAATGGACCCGCTTGAGTTAAATTATATACACTTTGTAGTGTAAAAATATATGTTGAACAACCCGGACTAACACTTGGAGTTGGGGTTATTGATGGTGATATACTTGGGGTTGGGGTAACTGATGAGGTTGTTGTAACACTAACAGATGGTGAAACTAAAGTCGAACTTGACGGTGTTGGAGTTAAAGAATTTGTGGGTGTAACTGATGGTGTAACAGAACTACTTGGTGTAATTGATGGTGTTACAGAATTTGTTGGGGTAATACTTGGTGTAATTGATGGTGTAACAGAACTTGTTCGAGTAACACTCGGTGTAACAGATGGTGTTCTACTTGATGTTGGAGTTGGGGTTGGAGTAACACTCGGACAAATAGATGTACATGGTGTACCAACATATACCGAAATACCATTATTTGGTAAAGAATAATCAACACAAACACCTAAATATAAAGTTGTTCCAGATTGATAAATTCCACAACAATCGTAATAATCCCAACTTGTATTATCTGTTAAACCAGTATAACATATTTTTGGTGTTGTTGATGGAGTGGGGGTTGGGGTTAAGGTGGGGGTTGGACTTGGACCTAATTGACATTCTGCACAATCATCAAAATATAAACCATTATTAATTAGGTCTGAGACTGTAAAATTTTGTGTAGTTGTCCCTGTTCCGACTTCAAAATTTGTTGTGTATTCATAACAAATACCGTTAAAAGAAATCGTTGCTCCCGTGTTTGCAAAATAATCCCAAATTTCTCCATTTGGAAACGAAAATCTTTCAATTAATGATGGGTCATTACAATCAGTAAATTCCCACGTATTGTAATCAGCAATACATTCACCACAATCATCATAACCTGTAATCATCACAGTACCTGTTGGTCCTGAACCAACTGAACCTGTGGATTCCCAACATTTATAATCGGCAAAAATCGCCCTACCCGTTGTAACTATTGATGTGTCTACATCAAAGTCTTGAAATATTGTTGGATTTGAACAGAGTCTAAAAGTAATTGTTTGTATTGCCATTTATTATTATTATTCTTTCTATAAATACCTAAATCATTATTTTATAATTAACACATGGTACCACAATTACATGTATATGTTCCACTACAACATGGTCCAGTTGAGGTAGCGGTTGAAAAGTTTGCTGGTACTAAATTTCCACCTTGGTATATTAATATACCAATCACCCTAGATATACAAAAATTTGTAATTCCCGGTGAAGCTAATGTTTCAATTCCAAAAAGACCATCACAACATTGGTAGTAAAAATAAACGAGTCCACCATCTGCCGCATTTATATCATCAATTGAAATATCCACCTGCGTACATTGACATTCACCACAAGGACCCATTTTTGTTATACCACCAAAGAATGGTCCACCCACAACAACCGGGTTGGTACATGCACATAGAGTTAATGTATTCGTATTTAACCAATAATTTACATCATTTAATGATTGAGCAAAACCATTACAGTCAGTGTAGTTAACAGTATGTGTTGGGTCTAAACCATCTATCACATATTCACTACATGAACATGGTGATGGTGATGGAGTTGGAGTTGGTGATGGTGTTCTTGTTGGTGTTACCGATGCTCCCCCACCCGCACTTGTTGGTGATGGTGTTCTTGTTGGTGTAACGCTCGGAGTTCTTGAAGGTGTAACACTTGGAGTTCTTGAAGGTGTAACACTTGGAGTTCTTGAAGGTGTCGGTGTAACTGACCTAGTTGGTGTTGGTGAAGGAGATGGACATGGATAGAAAGATTGACACTCAGGACAATCACCAAATGGACCAAATGTCACAACTCCAGCATTTCCTGATGCTGGGCCAACATATGAAGTTACTTCATAACAACATCCACCTACTGACACAAATTCACCAACAAGTGAACTTGGAACAAAACCACTATCACACCCAAATTGAATTGTTTGTATACCACTTGTCCCACAACAAAGGTCGCACGGTTCCATTGTATATGAATATGCCGGACATGGGTTACTTAACTTACATGTTGCACAGTTATCGGGACTAAATGAGTTAGAATCGATATATCCATCCGCACCCGTGAAATTAGGTGAACCGTATATTGCAGTATAACCTTCAATAAAATAACAACAACCACCTATAACAACAGTCCACCCACCTCTTGATGCTGCTTGTAACCATACCAATGATGTGGTTACACTTAAAAATTGTGAATTTGAATATAAACCACCTCCATCACAACATGGTAAAAGGTAAACATAACCAATTGCCATCGATGGAGAAGGTGTTGGTGTTCTTGTTGGTGTTACACTTGGTGTTAATGACGGTGTTTGTGTGACACTCGGAGTTCTTGATGGTGTGACACTTGGTGTTCTTGATGCTGATGGAGTAACACTTGCGGTTCTACTTGGAGTAACACTTGCGGTTCTACTTGGTGTTACTGATGGTGTTCTTGTTGGTGTTGGGGTCATTGATGATGTTGGTGTTGGTGTTACTGATGGACAGAAAACCAATGATTCCGAAATACAATCTTGACATGTTCCATTATATAGGTTAGTAATAGTACCACCCGGACCTCCGAAAGATACTAATGTACCACACTGAAGAACATCAGGTAGATAAAATACCTGTCCTATTATTGAACCGATAGGTACTCTACCAAAATAACTGGTAGTTACACCCGGACAACATGATTGAAATATCGCGTTTTGATATTGTGGACTTGGTGATGGTGTTATAGATTGTGTAGGAGTTACTGACCTTGATGGTGTAACTGATGCTGTTAAACTTGGTGTAACACTTGGTGTAACACTTGGTGTAACAGTTCTTGATGGTGTTATAGATGGTGTAACAGAACTAGTAGGAGTTACTGACCTTGATGGTGTAACTGATGCTGTTAAACTTGGTGTAACACTTGGTGTAACACTTGGTGTAACAGTTCTTGATGGTGTTATAGATGGTGTTTGGTGTAACACTTGGTGTAACAGTTCTTGATGGTGTTATAGATGGTGTAACAGATGATGTTGAGGTAATTGATGGTGTTATAGATGGTGTGATACTTGGAGTTCTACTTGGTGTAACTGATGGTGTAACTGATGATGTTGGTGTTATACTTGGAGTTACTGATGGTGTTCTTGACGGTGTAACTGATGGTGTAACTGATGATGTGGGAGTAATTGAAGGTGTAACCGAAGGGGTGACTGATGATGTTGGTGTAATTGATGGTGTTATACTTGGTGTAACACTTGCGGTTCTACTTGGTGTAACAGATGGGGTTACGGAACTGGTAGGTGTTATACTTGGAGTTACTGATGGTGTAACACTTGATGTTGGTGTTATAGAAGGTGTTATTGATGGTGTAACACTCGCAGTTCTTGAAGGAGTTATTGATGGGGTTACGGAACTGGTAGGTGTTATACTTGGAGTTACTGAAGGAGTTCTACTTGGGGTAATTGAAGGTGTTACCGATGATGTTGGAGTTACTGATGGTGTTATAGATGGAGTAACACTTGATGTTGGTGTAATAGAAGGTGTTACAGATGGGGTCACCGACGCTGTTCTTGACGGTGTTATACTTGGTGTTACACTAGATGTTGGTGTTATACTTGGAGTTACTGATGGTGTTCTTGACGGTGTAACTGACGGTGTAACTGATGATGATGGTGTAACCGATGGTGTAACTGACGGTGTAACTGATGATGTTGGTGTAATAGAAGGTGTTATTGATGGTGTAACACTCGCAGTTCTTGAAGGAGTTATACTTGGTGTCACTGATGATGTAGGTGTTATAGAAGGAGTAACACTTGCAGTTCTACTTGGTGTTATAGAAGGAGTTACGCTTGATGTTGGTGTAACTGATGGTGTTATAGATGGAGTAACAGAACTTGTCGGTGTAATTGATGGTGTTATACTTGGTGTAACACTCGGTGTAATTGATGGTGTGATAGAAGGTGTTACTGATGATGTAGGCGTTATACTTGGAGTAACACTTGCAGTCCTACTTGGGGTAATTGAAGGAGTTACAGAACTGGTAGGTGTAATAGACGGTGTAACACTTGGGGTAACAGAACTAGTTGGTGTCACCGATGGTGTTCTTGATGGTGTTACCGATGGTGTTACAGAACTAGTTGGTGTAATAGAAGGTGTTATTGATGCTGTTCTACTTGGAGTTACCGATGCGGTAAGTGATGGTGTAACACTTGATGTTGGTGTAATAGAAGGTGTTACTGATGCGGTTCTACTTGGTGTAATAGATGGTGTTACAGAACTAGTTGGTGTAATAGAAGGTGTAACTGATGGTGTTACAGAACTAGTTGGTGTAATTGACGGTGTAACCGATGGTGTTACAGATGCAGTTCTACTTGGTGTAACTGAAGGTGTAACTGACGCTGTTGGTGTAACTGAAGGTGTAACTGAAGGTGTAACTGACGCTGTTCTTGAAGGAGTTACACTTGGTGTTATAGAACTAGATGGTGTTACTGAACTTGTTGGTGTAACCGATGGTGTTATTGATGGTGTAACCGAAGGAGTAACTGAACTTGTTGGTGTAACCGATGGTGTTATTGATGGTGTAACCGATGGAGTAACAGAACTTGTTGGTGTAACCGATGGTGTTCTACTTGGTGTAACCGAAGGAGTAACAGAACTTGTTGGAGTTACCGAAGGGGTTACCGAAGGGGTTATACTTGCTGTTCTTGAAGGAGTTATACTTGGAGTTACAGATGATGTTGGTGTAATAGAAGGTGTAACACTTGCAGTTCTACTCGGAGTAATACTTGGAGTTATAGAACTAGTTGGTGTTACTGACGGAGTTCTACTTGGTGTAATTGACGGTGTAACACTAGATGTTGGCGTAATTGATGGGGTTACTGATGGAGTAACACTTGGTGTAACTGAACTTGTTGGTGTGATAGATGGTGTAACTGATGGTGTAATTGAAGGAGTTACGCTTGATGTTGATGTAACTGACGGTGTTATTGATGGTGTGACACTCGCAGTTCTTGAAGGAGTTATACTTGGAGTAACTGAACTTGTAGGAGTTACCGAAGGAGTAATTGACGGTGTTACCGAAGGAGTAATTGACGGTGTAATTGATGATGTTGGGGTAATTGACGGTGTAACCGAAGGTGTTACAGAACTTGTTGGAGTTACCGATGGTGTGACACTTGGTGTTACACTTGCAGTTCTACTTGGTGTCACTGATGGGGTTACTGATGATGTTGGTGTAATTGACGGAGTTACCGATGCTGTAACACTTGGTGTAACTGATGGTGTAACGGAACTAGTTGGTGTTACTGAAGGTGTAATTGATGGTGTTACCGATGGTGTAACAGAACTTGTTGGGGTAATTGATGGTGTAATTGATGGCGTTCTTGTTGGTGTTACGGATGGTGTAATTGATGGTGTAACAGAACTAGTTGGAGTTACAGATGGTGTAACACTTGGGGTTACACTTGGTGTAACAGATGGTGTTACAGAACTAGTTGGGGTTACAGATGCCGTTACCGATGGAGTTACAGAACTAGTTGGTGTTATTGAAGGTGTGACACTTGGAGTTCTACTCGGTGTTATAGAAGGTGTTACCGATGGTGTAACGGAACTAGTTGGTGTAATAGATGGTGTAACTGATGCGGTGACAGATGGAGTTATACTTGGCGTAACAGAGCTGGTGGGTGTGATTGATGGTGTAACACTTGGTGTGACACTCGATGTTGGTGTAATTGACGGTGTAACCGATGGTGTAACTGATGCTGTTCTACTTGGTGTAACTGAAGGTGTAACTGATGCGGTTCTACTTGGTGTAATGGATGGTGTAACTGATGCTGTGGGAGTTATTGACGGTGTAACCGATGGGGTAACAGAACTAGTTGGTGTTATACTTGGAGTTACAGATGCGGTCACCGATGGTGTTACAGAACTTGTTGGTGTGATGGATGGTGTAACCGAAGGGGTAACCGATGGTGTGACACTTGCAGTTCTACTTGGTGTTATTGATGGGGTTACGGAACTTGTTGGTGTAATGGAAGGTGTGACACTTGGTGTTACTGATGGAGTAACTGAACTTGTTGGTGTAACAGATGGTGTAACAGACGGAGTTATACTTGGAGTAACACTTGATGTTGGTGTCACCGATGGTGTTCTACTTGGTGTTACAGATGCGGTAACTGAAGGTGTCACCGATGGTGTTACACTCGATGTTGGTGTAACTGAAGGTGTAACTGAAGGTGTAACTGATGCTGTTCTACTTGGTGTAACACTTGGTGTAACAGAACTAGTGGGTGTAATTGAAGGGGTAACACTTGCGGTTCTACTTGGAGTTACTGATGGTGTAACGGAACTTGTTGGTGTTACCGATGGGGTTATAGAAGGTGTGATACTTGGAGTTACAGAACTGGTTGGTGTTATAGATGATGTTGGAGTTACTGATGGTGTTACTGATGGTGTTCTACTTGGTGTAACTGATGGTGTTACTGATGATGTAGGAGTAACCGATGCAGTTACAGATGGTGTTATAGAAGGTGTTACTGACGGAGTTACAGATGCTGTCACCGATGGGGTTACTGAACTAGTTGGTGTAACTGAAGGTGTTACCGATGGTGTAACTGAAGGTGTAACTGAACTAGTTGGTGTGATAGAAGGAGTTATACTTGGTGTGATACTCGGAGTTACTGATGGAGTTACCGAAGGAGTTACACTTGCAGTTCTACTTGGAGTAATTGATGGTGTCACACTCGATGTTGGTGTGATAGAAGGTGTTACAGATGGGGTTACGGAAGGTGTAACCGAACTTGTTGGAGTTACAGATGGTGTTATAGAAGGTGTTACTGATGGAGTAACTGATGCTGTTCTCGATGGTGTAACGGAACTAGTTGGTGTTACCGATGGGGTAACACTCGCAGTTCTACTCGGTGTAATTGACGGTGTAACACTAGATGTTGGTGTTATTGAAGGGGTTACTGATGGAGTAACTGAACTTGTTGGAGTTATACTCGGTGTGACACTTGGTGTTATCGATGGAGTAACCGAACTTGTTGGTGTTACCGATGCAGTGATTGAAGGTGTTATAGAAGGTGTTATACTCGATGTCGGTGTAATTGATGGGGTAACAGAACTAGTAACCGATGGTGTAACAGACGATGTTGGTGTTATCGATGGAGTTACTGAAGGTGTAATTGATGGAGTCACAGAACTAGTTGGTGTAACTGATGGTGTTCTTGACGCTGTTACTGAAGGTGTAACACTTGATGTTGGTGTAACACTTGGGGTAACAGATGCCGTTCTCGATGGTGTGACAGATGCTGTGACAGATGGAGTTACTGAACTAGTTGGTGTAACCGATGGAGTCACAGATGGTGTAACCGATGGAGTCACAGATGGTGTAACTGATGAAGTAGGTGTAATAGAAGGTGTAACTGATGGTGTTACAGAACTAGTTGGTGTTATACTTGGTGTAACACTTGGTGTTATAGATGGAGTTACGGAACTGGTTGGTGTAATTGAAGGAGTAACACTTGCAGTTCTACTTGGTGTAACAGATGCTGTCACCGATGGGGTAACTGAACTGGTTGGTGTGACACTTGGCGTAACACTCGCAGTTCTACTCGGTGTAATTGACGGTGTAACACTAGATGTTGGTGTTACTGATGGGGTAACAGAACTAGTTGGTGTTATAGAAGGTGTTATTGATGGGGTTACTGATGGAGTTACCGATGACGTAGGTGTTACTGATGGTGTAATAGAAGGTGTTACTGAAGGTGTTACACTTGATGTTGGTGTAACACTTGGTGTTATCGATGGTGTTACTGAAGGGGTAACAGATGCCGTTCTCGATGGTGTTACAGAACTAGTTGGGGTTACGGATGGTGTAATTGACGGTGTAATTGATGGTGTTCTTGACGGTGTTACAGATGATGTTGGAGTTATGGAAGGTGTAACTGAAGGTGTTACACTTGATGTTGGTGTGATACTCGGGGTTATTGATGGAGTTACCGATGGTGTAACTGACGATGTCACCGATGGTGTAACTGATGCGGTTCTACTTGGTGTAACTGATGGTGTGACAGAACTAGTTGGGGTGATAGATGGTGTTACTGAAGGAGTTACACTTGCAGTTCTACTTGGAGTAATTGATGGTGTGACACTTGCTGTTACCGATGGGGTAACTGAAGGTGTAACCGATGATGTGGGGGTAACCGATGGTGTTATAGAAGGTGTAACTGACGATGTTGGTGTTACCGATGGGGTAACTGACGGTGTAATTGATGGGGTTATCGATGGTGTAACTGAACTAGTCGGTGTTATTGATGGTGTAACTGATGCAGTGACAGATGGTGTGATAGAAGGTGTTATGCTTGGAGTTACAGATGATGTTGGGGTAATACTTGGTGTAACTGAAGGTGTTCTACTTGGTGTCACTGATGGTGTCACTGATGATGTAGGAGTAACCGATGCAGTTACAGATGGTGTTACACTTGATGTGATACTTGGGGTAACTGAACTTGTCGGTGTAATTGATGGTGTTCTACTTGGAGTAACAGATGGTGTTACTGAACTAGTTGGTGTTACTGAAGGTGTAACAGATGCAGTGACAGATGGTGTTATACTTGGAGTAACAGATGGTGTTACTGAACTAGTTGGTGTTACGGATGCGGTTACTGAAGGTGTTCTACTTGGTGTAACTGATGGTGTAACTGATGTCACTGAACTGGTTGGTGTAACGCTTGGTGTAATAGAAGGAGTTACAGAACTAGTTGGTGTAATTGATGGAGTTATTGATGATGTAACTGAAGGCGTAACTGAACTAGTTGGTGTTATACTTGGAGTTACAGATGCGGTTACCGATGGTGTAACTGATGGTGTTACTGAAGGTGTTCTACTTGGTGTTACTGATGGTGTCACACTCGATGTTGGTGTGATAGAAGGTGTAACTGATGCGGTAACAGATGGTGTAACTGATGCCGTTACTGATGGGGTAATACTTGGTGTAATTGATGGTGTAACTGATGGTGTTATTGAGCTTGTTGGTGTAACTGACGGTGTTACCGATGGTGTTACAGAACTAGTTGGTGTAATTGAAGGAGTTATACTTGGTGTCACCGATGGTGTAACAGAACTAGTAGGTGTAACTGATGCGGTAACCGATGGGGTTACTGATGCCGTTACCGATGGTGTAACACTTGGGGTTACAGATGGTGTTACTGATGGTGTAACACTTGATGTTGGAGTAACACTCGGTGTAATTGATGGTGTTATACTTGGTGTAACTGAACTAGTTGGTGTTATACTTGGGGTAACACTTGCAGTTCTACTTGGGGTAACAGAACTAGTTGGTGTTACTGACGGTGTTACCGATGGTGTAACGCTTGCGGTTCTACTTGGGGTTATTGACGGTGTTACCGATGATGTTGGTGTAACTGATGCGGTGACAGATGGTGTTATCGATGGTGTAACTGATGGTGTAACTGAACTGGTTGGGGTAACAGACGGTGTTACAGATGGTGTAACTGAACTAGTTGGTGTAACCGATGGTGTAACTGATGGAGTTACCGATGGGGTAACACTTGATGTTGGTGTTACAGATGGTGTAACTGATGGTGTAACTGATGGTGTAACACTAGATGTTGGTGTTATAGAAGGTGTTATTGATGCGGTGACAGATGGTGTTATACTTGGGGTAACACTCGGAGTAACAGAACTTGTTGGTGTTATACTTGGTGTGACACTTGCGGTTCTTGAAGGTGTTATTGATGGTGTTACTGAGCTTGTTGGTGTAATAGAAGGTGTAACAGAACTAGTTGGTGTAATAGAAGGTGTTACCGATGCAGTTCTACTTGGCGTAACTGAACTAGTTGGTGTAACCGATGGTGTAACTGATGGAGTTACCGACGGTGTAACACTAGATGTTGGTGTTATAGAAGGAGTTACCGATGGTGTGATAGATGGGGTTACTGAACTAGTAACCGATGGTGTAACACTCGATGTTGGAGTTACTGATGGTGTAATAGAAGGGGTCACACTTGGTGTTACTGATGGTGTAACTGATGATGTAGGAGTAACTGATGCGGTTACAGATGGTGTAACTGAACTAGTTGGTGTAATAGAAGGTGTTATAGAAGGTGTTACTGACGGAGTTACAGAACTTGTTGGTGTAACACTTGCAGTTCTACTTGGTGTGATAGTTGGCGTAACTGATGCCGTAATTGACGGTGTTATACTTGAGGTAACACTCGGAGTAACTGAACTAGTTGGTGTTACTGATGGTGTTATACTTGGTGTGATAGATGGTGTTATACTTGGTGTTACAGATGATGTTGGTGTAATAGAAGGTGTAACAGATGCTGTTACGGATGGTGTAACAGAACTAGTTGGTGTTATACTTGGGGTAACAGATGCGGTAACTGAAGGTGTAACTGAAGGTGTAATAGATGGTGTAACGGAACTAGTTGGTGTTATACTTGGAGTTACTGATGCAGTTCTACTTGGAGTAATTGATGGTGTGACACTCGATGTTGGTGTAATTGAAGGAGTGATAGATGGAGTAACAGAACTGGTTGGTGTTATCGATGGTGTTATCGATGGTGTTATCGATGGTGTCACAGAACTAGTTGGTGTTATGCTCGGAGTTCTACTTGGTGTTATTGAGGGTGTAACTGAACTAGTTGGTGTAACCGATGGTGTAACTGATGGAGTTACCGATGGTGTTACAGATGCTGTCACCGATGGTGTAACTGAACTTGTCGGTGTTACCGATGGGGTAACACTTGCGGTTCTACTTGGGGTAATAGATGGTGTAACAGATGATGTTGGTGTTATAGAAGGTGTTAATGATGGTGTAACTGAACTAGTTGGTGTTATCGATGGAGTTATACTTGGTGTTATCGATGGGGTGACAGAACTGGTGGATGTTACCGAAGGTGTAACACTTGGAGTTACAGATGCGGTCACCGATGGTGTTACTGAAGGTGTTCTACTTGGTGTAACTGATGGTGTAACTGATGATGTTGGTGTTATTGAAGGTGTTATAGATGGAGTTACGGAAGGTGTGACCGAAGGGGTTACAGATGCGGTAACTGATGGGGTTATTGATGGGGTTACAGATGCGGTAACTGAAGGTGTTACTGAACTTGTCGGTGTTACTGATGGTGTGACTGATGAGGTGACACTTGGTGTAATTGATGCAGTAACTGATGGTGTTAATGATGGTGTAACTGAGCTAGTTGGTGTTATAGATGGTGTAACACTCGCAGTTACCGATGGAGTAACTGACGATGTGGGAGTTACTGATGGCGTAACACTTGGTGTTACTGAAGGTGTAGTAGAACTAGTTGGTGTTACAGATGGTGTAACACTTGCAGTTCTACTTGGTGTAACCGATGGGGTAACACTCGGAGTTACTGATGATGTTATACTTGGTGTTACAGATGATGTTGGAGTAACAGAAGGAGTTATACTTGGAGTAACTGACGCTGTGACCGATGGAGTTACACTAGATGTTGGTGTTATAGAAGGAGTTACTGATGGTGTAACTGATGGTGTGATAGATGGAGTTATAGATGGTGTAACTGAACTAGTTGGTGTTATACTTGGTGTTATACTTGGTGTAACCGAAGGAGTAATACTTGGTGTTACAGATGATGTTGGTGTTACAGATGGAGTTCTACTTGGAGTAACAGATGGTGTAACTGAACTTGTTGGTGTGATAGATGGTGTAACTGATGGTGTAACTGATGCTGTCACCGATGGAGTAACAGAACTTGTTGGTGTTATTGAAGGTGTAATACTTGGAGTAACAGAAGGAGTAACTGACGCTGTGACCGATGGAGTTACACTAGATGTTGGTGTTACAGATGGTGTAACTGATGGTGTAACTGATGCCGTAACCGACGGGGTAACTGAACTTGTTGGTGTAATTGAAGGGGTTATACTTGGTGTCACTGATGGTGTAACACTAGATGTTGGTGTAACACTTGGAGTTACTGATGGTGTTACTGACGGTGTAATAGAACTGGTAGGTGTGATTGATGGTGTAACACTCGGAGTTACTGATGGTGTAACGCTTGAAGTTGGGGTGATGGATGGTGTTATCGATGGGGTTACAGATGCAGTCACCGATGGTGTCACCGATGGTGTTACTGATGATGTTACTGATGGTGTTACAGAACTTGTTACTGATGGTGTTATACTAGATGTTGGTGTAATTGAAGGTGTTATACTTGGAGTAACTGACGGAGTTACAGATGCTGTCACCGACGGGGTAACAGAACTAGTTGGTGTAACTGAAGGTGTTACCGATGGTGTTACAGATGCTGTCACCGATGGGGTTACTGAACTAGTTGGTGTAACTGAAGGGGTAACACTTGCGGTTCTACTTGGAGTTACCGATGGTGTTACACTCGGGGTTATCGATGCTGTTACTGATGGAGTAATACTCGGTGTTACAGATGATGTTGGGGTTATTGAAGGTGTTATACTTGGTGTGATTGATGGTGTAACTGATGGTGTGACAGAACTAGTTGGTGTTATTGAAGGTGTAACTGATGCTGTAACTGATGGAGTCACTGAGCTTGTTGGTGTTATACTTGGTGTGACACTTGCGGTTCTTGAAGGTGTTATTGATGGTGTTATAGAACTTGTTGGTGTAATAGAAGGTGTGACACTCGGAGTTACCGATGCTGTAACACTTGGTGTAACTGATGGTGTAACGGAACTAGTTGGTGTTACTGAAGGGGTTATCGATGGAGTAACGGATGCCGTTATAGATGGTGTAACAGATGATGTTGGAGTTACCGATGGTGTTACTGATGGGGTAACTGAACTAGTAACCGAAGGGGTTATAGATGATGTTGGGGTTACTGATGGTGTAACACTTGGTGTGACACTCGGAGTAATACTTGGAGTTACAGAACTAGTTGGTGTTACTGACGGAGTTCTACTTGGTGTGATGGATGGAGTAACACTTGATGTTGGTGTTATCGATGGTGTAACACTCGGAGTAATACTTGGAGTTACAGAACTAGTTGGTGTTACTGATGGTGTGACAGATGATGTCACCGATGGAGTAACCGAACTTGTTGGGGTAACTGATGGCGTAATTGACGGTGTTACTGATGGTGTTATACTTGGAGTTACAGAACTAGTTGGTGTAATAGAAGGTGTAACACTTGGTGTTATACTCGATGTTGGTGTTACTGACGGTGTTACAGAAGGAGTTATACTTGGGGTAACTGATGGTGTTACAGAACTAGTTGGTGTAACACTTGGTGTGACAGATGCTGTTACCGATGGCGTTATACTTGGAGTTATTGATGGTGTGACACTTGATGTTGGTGTAATTGATGGTGTAACGGAACTTGTTACTGATGGTGTAACGGAACTAGTGGGTGTAACACTTGGTGTTATACTTGGTGTAACTGATGGTGTGACACTTGAAGTGGGCGTTATACTTGGTGTTATACTTGGTGTAACTGATGGGGTAACGGAACTAGTAGGGGTAACACTTGGAGTCACTGATGCGGTAACACTTGGAGTCACAGAGCTAGTTGGTGTGATAGATGGTGTAACTGATGCGGTGACAGATGGTGTTATAGAAGGTGTTACTGAACTTGTCGGTGTTACTGATGGTGTAACTGATGCGGTGACAGATGGAGTTATACTCGGAGATACCGATGGGGTAATACTTGAAGTAGGTGTAACCGATGGAGTAACACTTGCGGTTCTACTTGGGGTGATAGAGGGTGTTACTGAACTTGTTGGTGTAATTGATGGGGTAACTGAACTAGTAACCGATGGTGTTACAGATGATGTTGGGGTTATTGAAGGTGTTATACTTGGTGTTATACTTGGTGTTACTGAACTTGTTGGTGTTACAGATGGTGTAACTGAACTAGTAACCGAAGGGGTTATAGATGCGGTAACCGACGGTGTAATAGAAGGGGTTACTGACGGTGTTATTGAGGGTGTTACAGAACTAGTGGATGTTACTGAAGGTGTTATACTTGGTGTAACAGAACTAGTAACTGACGGTGTTATACTTGATGTTGGTGTAACTGATGGTGTTATACTTGGAGTTACAGACGCAGTAACTGATGGTGTGATAGATGGAGTTATAGATGATGTTGGAGTTACCGATGGTGTTACACTTGGTGTAACACTTGCTGTTACCGATGGTGTTACTGAACTTGTTGGAGTAACTGATGGAGTAACAGAAGGGGTTATCGATGCTGTTACCGATGGTGTTATACTAGATGTTGGTGTTACAGATGATGTGACACTTGGTGTAATTGATGGTGTAACAGAACTTGTTGGTGTAACTGATGGTGTTATACTTGTAGTTACCGATGGGGTTACTGAAGGGGTTGGTGTGCTTGTTGGTGTTGGGGATGGTAATCTAGTATAATCAATATCACAAGACGGTGCAGGTGTCGGTGTTATACTTGGTGTTATACTTGGTGTTATACTTGGTGTAACAGAACTTGTTGGAGTTACTGATGGAGTTACACTCGATGTCGGTGTTAGTGATGGTGTAACAGAACTAGTAATCGACGGTGTTAGTGACGGAGTTACAGAACTGGTTGGTGTTAGTGACGGAGTTACAGAAGGTGTTACAGAAGGTGTTACAGAACTGGTAACTGATGGAGTAATACTGGATGTTGGTGTAACACTCGGAGTTACCGATGGAGTTACCGATGGAGTTATTGAACTAGTAACCGAAGGGGTCACAGAACTGGTAGGGGTTACTGAAGATGTTATACTTGGTGTAACAGATGCTGTCACCGATGGTGTAACAGATGATGTTGGGGTTACCGATGGAGTTACCGATGCCGTAACACTTGGTGTAATAGACGCTGTTACTGATGGAGTAACTGAACTACTTGGTGTAACACTTGGTGTAATAGACGCTGTTACTGATGGGGTAATCGATGGGGTGACAGAACTGGTGGATGTTACCGAAGGTGTTATACTTGGTGTAATTGACGGTGTTACAGATGGTGTAACTGAACTTGTTACTGATGGTGTTACTGACGGTGTTACAGATGGTGTAACTGAACTAGTAACTGATGGTGTTACAGAACTAGTTGGTGTAATTGATGGTGTTATCGATGCTGTTACCGATGGTGTTATTGATGGTGTTACAGATGATGTCGGAGTAACAGATGGTGTTATTGATGGAGTAACAGATGGTGTTATACTCGATGTTGGTGTTATTGATGGAGTAACAGATGGTGTTACAGATGCTGTAACCGACGGTGTAACAGATGGTGTTATACTTGGTGTTACCGAAGCTGTCACCGATGGTGTTATCGATGATGTTGGCGTAACCGATGCGGTTATAGAAGGGGTTATACTTGGTGTAACTGAACTTGTCGGTGTAACTGATGCGGTAACCGATGGAGTGATAGAAGGAGTTACTGATGGTGTAACAGAACTACTTGGTGTAACACTTGGTGTAATAGACGCTGTTACTGATGGGGTAATTGAAGGTGTTATACTCGATGTTGGTGTTACTGATGGTGTAACAGAAGGGGTGATACTTGGAGTAACTGATGGTGTTACAGAACTAGTTGGTGTAATTGATGGTGTAATTGACGGTGTTATACTTGCAGTTACCGATGGTGTAACAGAACTAGTGGGTGTAACACTTGGAGTGATTGATGGTGTAATAGATGGTGTGACACTCGGAGTAATAGATGGGGTAACGGAACTAGTAGGGGTGATTGATGGGGTAACTGATGGTGTAATTGACGGTGTTACTGATGGTGTTATACTCGATGTTGGTGTTACTGATGGTGTAATAGATGGTGTTACCGATGGTGTGACAGAACTTGTTACCGATGGTGTTATACTTGAAGTAACAGATGGTGTGATTGATGGTGTAACTGATGGTGTAACACTTGAGGTTGGTGTAACACTTGAGGTTATCGATGGTGTTATTGATGGGGTTATACTCGGAGTAACCGAACTTGTTGGCGTTACCGATGGTGTTATACTTGGTGTAATAGACGCTGTTACTGAAGGTGTTATACTTGGAGTGACAGAACTAGTTGGTGTAATAGAAGGTGTAACAGATGGTGTTTCACTCGGTGTTACCGATGGTGTTACAGATGATGTTGGTGTAACCGAACTTGTTAATGATGGAGTTACACTTGAAGTAACTGACGGAGTAATACTCGATGTGGGGGTAA